TGTGTACCATCTAAAACTTGTTTAGGTTTGAAACTTTTATATGCTAATACAGTCATATTGCCCTCCTATACTTATTTTATAGCATAGGATGCATTTGCTGTCAACTATAATCTGCGAGTTATACGACCTTTTTCTAAATCATATGGCGTCATTTCTATACGCACTCTATCGCCTGCTACTAGTCTGATCTTAAACTGGCGCATCTTTCCGCCTGTATAACATACGACTATGTGATCATTATCTAACTTTACCTTAAACATTTGATTAGGCAGCACGTCTATAATGCTGCCTTCTACTTCTATAATATCATTGTTTTTCGGCATTATCCACTTTCGTAATGGACATGATTTTGTTTTCAGTTTTTATTTTCAAAACATCTCCTGGTTTCCATCCCATTTGCTCTGCAATTTCGTCTGGGATCTTCATTAGCACATTATCAGGATTGTCCGGATCATCCTCGAAAATGTCTTCTACTTTGTATTCAATCATATTTACCATCAATCCACCAAAAAGTTAAGGTCTTCTAAGTCTTCGCGCAACACAAAGTCATCTGGTAGTTTTACACCTTGACCTTCACGGATATGCTCAAGCATATGTTTAATATCTGTGATGCTAAATGCTGTATGTTTTTTTAAAACATTGTGTGCTTCTGTAAAATTAGCATTTGGTTTGTACCCAATAACCATCATTTGGTCTTTACTCCAATATCATTAAGCATACGTTCTGCAAGTGCTGTTGTGCGAAGTTGACTTTCAAGTTCCGCCATTTCATCGCAAATGCTTGCTGTTTCGATTGCTTCCCATAACAGCCCTGTAGTCCTATAAGGCTGTCTAAACATACCAGTAATGGTATATGCTTTCATTGAACTCATTCTTCGTATGGTTCCAACTTGTTTTCTGTAACTTCAACATAAGTGCCGTTTACAATCATCCAGTTACAACCCCAACTGTCATAACCTCGTTCTTCTAAGAACTCATAACGGCTTTGCCAATTGTCACTTTCAAGTTGTGCTTCATACTCTTCGTTAAGAGCTTCCTGTTCTTCTTCTGTAAAATGATTACCATAAAAGATAAAGTCCTCCCAGCAACCATCAAACGTTGAATCCATTTCAATATTCGAATAGTCTTCAAAGTCCCATTCGTCACCGTCTTCGCCGATAGAGTTTTCTAAACTTTCTTTTTCATCTTCGTTTTCAACACGGACAATAAACGTGCCATTACGCCAGCCTATTTCAGTATTAAGCATTTTACCAGTTTCTTCATTTTTAAACTGTTCGATTTCAATCATAGACTTTTTTGTATATGCACTTACTGCATATGTTTCGCCAATTTTTATTTCTGTAACACCATCATAATCCATAGACGATCCTCCTTTATGTTAAATAGTTTACTAGATAGGAAAGATAATGTCAACCAGAAAACGCAGTCTTGTTATTGTAACTTGCCTTAAAGACAAATATAAATTAGAAATGTTGTGTAGAAGTATTTTTGCTTTTTTAGAACCGTGTGACATAGTAATAATTTATAATGAAAGTTCTGAAAAATATACTGAATGGCTTGAATGGTTTAATTTGCTCAAAGAAAAAATATTAAAAAAGTTTTCTGTAAGAACATATTCTGGTCCTGATCTTGTTGGTATAGATAATTTTATTTATTGCAAAGATGATGGCTGGGTAAGACAACAAGCATTAAAATTACTTGCGTATAGTTTAGTAAACACGCTTGAATTTGTTACAATGGATAGTAAAAACTTTTTTATGGCTCCTTGTTCTTTAGATGACATTCAATACAGTCATCCACATAATTATTGGAGACGCCCACGTTTAGAAAAATATGTAGAACACTGTTGCAAATTACTAGATTATCCATACGGTGGCGAAGAAATGAGATTGCGACCAAACATTACTCCATATATTATTAAGACAAGATTCTGCAAAAGATTAGTAAAAAAATGGAATAACAATATAGACTTTTATAAATTTATTGTTGATACTGCAATGATTCCAGAACTTGCTCCTGCTGAATTTTTATTGTATGAAATTTTTGAATTAAAATCTGGAGTTAGAGATGATCTATTGCAAGATATAAAACATCCAAAAGTAAATTATTGCACAATATGGTTCCATACACTTAAACACTCACACACACCAAAAGGACTTTCAGAAATTGTGGCCAAAAAACGAAACGATGGTATTCTGGTAAGTGGTATACATAAAAAGGTAGATGATTTCCTAACACTTCAAGATGTAGAAATATTATTAAAACATTTAGGTATAGATTTTATTTTACCCCAAACAGTTTCGAGTCCGTTTTAATAAATACCTATAGAATAAAGGAGCGTGAGGGCGCATGGATTTTTTAACTCTAGTAGGAGATGTAGGTTTTCCAATAGCAGGGGCATTAGCAGCTGGAGGTTTTGTATTTCTTACTCTCAAATTTATACTTGCAGGTGTTACAGGCTCGGTAACTACATTAAAGAATATTATTGGACAGTTAGATAATCGAGTACAAACAATGAATAATGATCTTGTTAAAATTGATGCTTTATTAAGTTATACACTTAATATAAGGCCAAACGTAGACAGGATTGCAGCTAATGAAGGAAAAGAAGATGCCAGACGCGACTGATGATAAAGGTAAATTAGAAGTAAGTGTAAGAATACTAGGAAACGAACTAGTTGCACTTAGAATGGACGTAGACGATTTCAAAATGAAATGGTTAGTAGTAGGTGTAATTGCAATTGTAGCATTAGGATGGGCTGCTGGAGAATTTGGTCCACAATTAATGAGTATGTTCGGAGAATAAATGGAATTTGATCTAGCACAAGCGGTTAGCGAATACGGTTTTCCTATTATTGCTGCTATGGGCTTAGGATATTTTATCTATTTTATATGGAAATGGGTTACCGAAACCATAGATCCTGTGATTGGTGAAACAATGGGTACGCTGATCAAACTTGTTGATCGTGTGCGTATGCTTGATAATGATATGATTAGATTAAATCAAAAGCTATCAATGGTGCTAGAATATAGATCAAAATTAAATCCACAAAGACAAGATGAATTACAAAGGCTTGTGGATGAATATAAATCTACACAAAAGGCATTTGATAGCACGGGTGAAAAAGAAGCAACTAAACCCCAACCACTAAAGAAAAGGACAAGTAGATGAAATGTGAAAATTGTAAATGTGATAGTCACTGTGATTGTGAATGTCCAAACTGTAGAAATGATGTATGTCAAAACTGCAAATGTGAGAAGTGCAGTTAAATAAGTATCTACATGAGATACTTCTTAGGACAATGCGAATACAAATGGTCGCATACTGCCGAGCAAGGCAACGAGCGTATGGAACAGATTTGGATACGCAGAGAACTAGGCGAAGAGCTTTACCGAGAAATTAATGAAGAAGATTACAAACTTGTGTTATTACGTAGCAATGGTATTGTAGAAAATATATATTGTCGTTGCGATATATATGTAGATATTGACAATGCTGATAAAGCATTGTTATTTGAAATTAAATATGGAAAGCAAAGGATAGAATTAGCATGATGTGGATGGATTACACAATAAATCAAGCAGGTCCTCACTTCAAAGTCATGGGAGACTGGGAAGGCGAAGTTATGGGCGTAGCTCAAGACGGCACACAAAAAGATCATTACCTGTATAAACCTGGAGATGTATTCATTGTAAATGAGAACGGTTGGCTTGTAAAATCGGATGAAGTTAATGCGCTTTTGTTAAAGCACGAGAGTAACAAGTCTGAATAACTTCAGCAACCTTATCACTTACCATAGTTTCATAATGTGTATGAGCAACTTCAATGTGTTCCATATCTGTTCTATGACGCATTGATTCAATAGTACAAACACCATCATTAGGTCCGTTGTGATAAGGCACTGACCCTGCTGTGCTTACTATTTGTGTCCATGGTATGTCTAATTCAATTTCATTTGCTTCACGTATAGGATCACTGCGTCTGCCAATATCTTTAAATAATGGATAACTTGGTACAATATACTTTGCCCAGTCTGCTGTACTGCTACCACGGAATGGAGTGCTAATGCTGACGCCTCCAATAACACGCACATATTTTGTAAGATGTAGTGCATACAAACCACCCATGCTATGTCCTATTACAAAGTGTGGTCCTTTGCCTTTACAGTTGTCAGCAATCATTTCCAAGTTGTCATAGAAACGATTCATACTAGAATAGTTTACCATTATCTCATTTGGAAACTGTGTTTTTGTTTGCAAATATTTAAAACTAAGGCTTGTCTGATTAGCACCATGACACCAGATGACGTTGATGTCATCTGTTGTGCGCTTTTCTTCTGTTTTATATAAACCAAACCAGTTGGCAACATATTCTCTAAGTGGTTGCATACACTTATTTACTTGTTGCGATAAACACACCATTCCAGTCTGATGGTAAATCTTGTGTTTTCATATACTCACAACGTTCAATCCACATATCATAGTAGCCTTCCATCTTGTGATCAAAATGATCGTGTAGCAAACGACATTTATCTATAGCATCATCAAATCTTTGCGCACGATAATCTTCGTGCATTTGTTCGTGTTTCTTTTGTGCAGATACCCAGGCAGGTCCTATGTCATCTAGCACAGTGTAAATACTCAATCCTACTGATTTACCTTTTACTTGTAAGTCATCTACTTTGAGCCAAAAGAAGTCGTCTTTGATTGCTTCGTATGTGCTTTCTCCCACAAGTAATAAGCATCCGTATTCTTTACATTTGGATTCAACTCGTGCTGCTGTGCTGACAGCATCCCCGAGAACATCATAACTATGGCGCTTAGTGCTACCCATTTCACCAATATAGCCAAGCCCAGTATTGATCCCAGCGCCCATACCAACAGGCGGCCTTCCTTCTGGTATAATAATGTCTTCATTAAACTTCTCCACTGCTTTTAACATATCTAATCCACACTGTACTGCTGTGCGAGCGTGATTAGGATCGTCTACGGGTGCATTATGTATGTGCATACTAGCATCACCAATATACTTGATTATCATTCCGTCTGCGTCTAGCACAGGTTGTGTAATGGCATCCATATAGCCGTTCATTATTCTTGTGAGTCCTTGCACGTCATCGCCAAATGATTCACCCAATGGAGTAAAGCCACGCAAGTCTGAGAATACAATACTGACTTCTCGTTTAGTGCCTTGTTTGATAAGTGCAGGATTTTCTTGCAATATTTTTACAACTGCTGGTGATGCATAACCTTCGAATTGTTTCTTTATTGCTTGTTTTTGCAAGAACTCATCTATGAACTTGAGCACATAGCGTTTTAATCCTACTAAAATTAAAAATGCTGCTGGTATAAACCCGTCGACGAGCAATCCGTACTGTGCAAATATATAGTAACTACCATATAGGCCACCGCCAACTGCCAACACAAAAAAGGCTATGCCGAAATACGTCCATCGTGCGATTAAAATAAGTATTATACCTGCTGCTACAAAGGCGGCTAACTCTGCCCATTGTTCTGCATCTGGTTGTCTTGCAATGTTTGATTCATTAAAAACTGTACCTAACATTGCTGCTTGGATTTCATGTGGAAACACTGAACCTGCTGCTGTTGCAAGTGGCTGTGTTACACCTGCTGCTGTAGGTCCTACAAACACTATACCTCCAGCAAAATCATCTGGTAAATCTACTGCGCTGTAAGACTTTGACTTTTGACTCCAGTCTATCCATACTTCGCCTGTTGGTGATGTTTGTATAATACCAAACTGTGGTATACGCAACTTGTCTACACCCATAGGAGATAGTTTGATTTGGAAACTTGGATCACCTGCTAATACACGAAGCACTTCCATAGTAACATTTGGATACAATGTGCCTCCGGATTCAACCACTAATGGTATGCGTCTAGTTACACCATCTATTTCTGGCCAGCTGTTTGTAATGCCTGACCCAACTGCTGAATTTTCGATATCGGGGACATTTGCAATGATTCCTGGCACACTAGGAATAGTGTAAAGATAATCACTGTTAACGATAGTAGCACCAGGATTGATTGGTTCATTTTTATTTTCCTCTGCCCCCAGCATTGTGATAATAACTGGAAGTTGTGACATAGTCAAGGCAAGATCGATATCCTCGCCTTGACGGTCTGTTTCGCTCATCAACACGTTAAACACAACTAGTCCAGCGCCTCTGGCATACAACTCCTCTATGAGGCTACCATAATCACCTCTTGGCCAAGGCCATTGCCCGTATTCCTCTAAACTTGATTCGTCAATGTTAACAGTGTAGATGTTGTTTTCTACGGCTTGCTGATTCACTATCAGTGTATCAAAGTATCGTAGTTTAAGACTTTCTAAGAACGGTGGATTGCTGTACATCACCCACGCAAGAATGCCCAAAACTATAATGCTCCAAATAGGGGAAAATATTATCTTTTTCATTTATTCACATTAATCCATACACAATCTACTGTCTGATTTTTGTCTGTAACAAGCACACTTGCTGCGCTCATAGCTGTGACACAAGTATCTTTATCTGGATAGTTGCCTAAATGATATGTTTCCATTTGTTGTGTGCTAGTTAAAGCTAACCATATTAATGCCCACATAAAACTTTCTCCAATAATTCTTTTTTCAAATGCTGGCCATTTTTGTTGAGAAAATCTCTAATATGGTCGTTGTTTTCTTTAGTATCCAATGGCATTGCTTCTCCGATCATTTCTGTGTCTGCAGGTAACTGATCAGCCACAGGTATTGTTTTTTCAAATTTCATTGCCCTCTCCTCACTGGTATTTATTCTTCTTCTTCCAGTACGTCAAAAAACATTTCAAATAATATAAGGAATATCATTACTACAAGTGCTGCAACGATCGTAAGTGGGATTAATATTGCTTTTACCCAGCGTGGTTTCTTTTCAATCCAGTGTATAACACGTTTTATATATTTTTTTATACTTTCAGCAAAAAAGTTACTTAGAGTAAAACGCACTAGTCGCATAACAATCAGTATAGGAGATGTGAGTACATCAAACAGTATCAAGAATAGGTCTACGGATAAGTCCACAATGTGATCCACATTGAACCATTTTTTTATCCGTTGCCACATTTACTTCTTCCAATTGTTTTTAGCCGTTAACTTTTTCTTAAGGGCATCCATTTCTTCTCGTTTTTTTCTTGCTTTCTCAACTTCTTTCATAGTATCTTCATACCAGTTGCTGTTGTCTACCTTCTTATCATTCTTCTTGCGTACTGGAGGTTTTTCAGGTCCGGATACCTCCAATACACTACTGGGCTCTTCCTCTCTCTTGGTTTCAGTTTGAACCCTAGGTGTCGGTGGAGAAAAACTTTCTCGGAGTCGTTTGATTCGTTCTTGGAGGTTTTGTTGTTTTGACTCATAATACCTTTCATACATTTTCTCCTTAAATCTTTGGTCCACTAGTTCCTCAACGTATGGCTTTAACATACTCATCAATAATTTTCGCAGCATTACCAATTTCCGTTAAAAGCACCAATCACATAAATTATAACTCCTAATACTAACGCACCGGTTAGAGCAGCAAGTGTACCTACAACGAATTCTAATATTGCTTGCTTACGTTCTTCTGCTGCATAAATTGCTTCTTTGCGTTCTTTGCGCATTTTTGCTTCAATAGCAACTATTTCATCCCAAGCACTAGGACCATAGAAGAAACTGATGTAACCTTTGAGTTCATCACGCATTTCTTTTGCTTTTTGCTTGTGTCCCCAGACTTCCAATGCATTTTGTTCTATTTGGCTTTGACCAAATATCTTTTTAAACATTGGTGGATTTTCTGCCTGTCTATGTGCAAAATCTAAATCACTGATAGATGTTGCCCATTGGTTAAGTGTGCCAGCCATATCGCTAAGTTCTTTACCTGTGTCAATAGCTGATTTTATTCCTCGGTATGCTGCCGTGGCCATACCAAGTGCTGATACTGGATCAATCATTCACCCTCTCTTTTCTAGCAGTTTGCCCTCTGCTATTGATATTTATATAAAAAAGAGGTTATGTATTAGTTTATTATATATTCTATTCCAAAAACCAATCCTACATTTACTGTGTCATCGTGCCAAGTTTCATATGATGGTGCTACGAATGCTCTTACAGAACCATAATCATATGTGCCTCTTACATAAGGTGCAATTGGACCAAATGCTGGATACCCTGTAACGCCTGCCAGTTCTATACCTATGTTGTCCGTGATTTCCATCCTATGTCCTACATACACACTAAGCCTATCAACGCTGTTGTAGTATGCTCCTGCTATAGCGCCATCCTCTATATACCTTACGTGTGGATGAACATTGTTATAACTATCTGCTAGTCCTACGTGTGCGCTTAACGCTAGAGAGAATATTATCGGTTCCATTAGTTTTGACTCACTGTTACGTTGCAACCATTACCATTAGTGCAAATACCAGTAAGGCTGTAGGTCTTGCTTGTGGCTGTGTTGTTAGTTGTTTGATTGCTATTTACACTGTAAGCACCGCCGCTGTTTGTAAGATCAACTTCAAATGAATGTGCCATAGTTCCACGTTGACTAGCATCAACACTATGATCATCACCTGTAAGCACTATGTCTGCCCATTGTTGTCCACCATTGCCTCTTTGATATAGTTCTACTGTGTTGCTGTCGCCTTGTATTTCTATAAAACCATCGTGTCCTGCTTTGCCTTTTTGTGTATGTGTAACTGAATTGTCATCACCATTTACAACATTTGCTATATGATGTCCGGCACCACCACCACTGGCTCTGTTGGTGTCTGTTTGATAACTGTCTAGCATATTATTATCGCCTGTAACAGTCCAGTATACTTCGTGATCACCAGTTTCGTCACCGTCTACAGTGTTATCTGAATGCTTGCCTTGCCAAGCATTGACAGCATTATAATTACCCGATACTACAACACGGCTAAAGTTATTGTCTGATCCTTGATAACTATCTAAGTCATTGCTGTCTCCGTCGGCTTCTGCATACGATTCGTTGTAATCACCGTTTTGATATATTACGATTGTATTGCCATCATCACTGTAACTACTGCCAGTTTCGGCGTGAGCATCATTGTTGTCACCTAGTTGTGTAACGCTCATTGTGCAGTCTTCACCGTGACAGTCTATCACAGCCGCATTATTATCGCCAGTCTGTGTTAGAGTGCTACTACTATCTCCTATATCAGCATTGTAAAATCCAAGCGTATTGTTGTTGCCTGTTTGTGAATAAGTGTATGTTGAAGGACCATAACTTCCTAACAAACCTTTGTTTGATAGATTATTCAAATCACCAATCTTGTTATTTTCTCCATCCTGAGTGATAGTCACAGTGACATCGTCACCTATCTGATTAATATAGATTTCATTACTAGAAGTTACGTTGGGTAATAGTAATACTATTCCCGCCGCCCACGCCAACACGGTAGCCGTATTCATAAAAACTCTCCTGTTCCATATCTATAGTGTATCCATAACCTTGATCCAATGTAAGTTGGAATATGTGCTGATCACCTTCTTGTCTACGCACGACAAAATTAGGAAATGGTTCATCATAAAAAATATTTGTTTCTGGATCAAGTCCTAAAAACTTTACATCTAATAATTCTTGGTTTTGCACTGTAAGTTCATCAATCCACTGTGCTAATATCTCCTGTAGTTGACGTTCCATTTCGTCTACCCACACAGGATTCAAGTAGGTCATATTGTCTAAGTCTGTTACCCAAATGTTTTTGATGCCTTCTATCAATGGATCTTTATCCAGTTCATCAAACTTTAGGAAATCAATGTCCAACAGATTGGTCTCTGGATAGCGTTTTACTATTTCTTCTGTGTATGGGTCTACTTTTCTTATTATTAACATTGATGTAAGCATATTTTCAGGCAAGTCTAATATCACTGTAGGACCAGGTATCGCTCCGCTGTGTGGCACCACTGTGGTTTGATATGCTTGGTTCATTATAACCTGTCCAACATCTGATTCAACTGATATTTCGCCCACAATACATTGTCCTGATGCATCACAACTTGGTAACAATGTTATCATTGATCCACCTACTTCATCTATAATCATTATAAAGTCTGTGCCTCGCACGTTGATTGTAGCACTTGGTGTTCTTATATTCACACGTTGTCTGCTGTTCTTTGCTATTTGTCCTGACGCATAACGCACTGCTCCTAATGTGGCTTTCATACTTAGTGCGCCAGTTTTTGTGTTTGGGTCATAGATAAATTCGTCTATGGTCATACGTGAATGTTCTGTAACATCAACACGGGTCTCATCCACAAAGTCCATACGTAAACTGCCTTTGCCTGTGATGATCCTATCGTTCATCTCAAGCCCAAGTCCTACTTCGCCGTCATACTTGAGTTGTTCACGTTCAACAACACTGCTGCCTTTATGCTGTGCTATTTCCCCAATGCTTGCGTATACAGGTGTGGTTAAAATTAATAGACTAATCAGACTGCGTAATATCAACATCATGCTCGTCACCTGAGAATGTAGCATCTACTGTGTTGTCTTTAACACCGCTTTGTTTAATGTAGTAGTTACTGCCGCCGCCGGTGATGTCAAGGGTAACGCTGTGTCCTGCACTGTCGCCATCTCCATCTTGATCTATCTCGATTACCGTACCACCTTGTCCTGATGTGTATGTTGATGTTGAATCTGATGTTGTTGCTGTGCTTATGGTGTTACTGTTATCTAATGTAATGTTTACTACTGCGCTTGTTCCATCTACTTCAGTGATCAATATGTTTCCGTCACCGTCTACTTCAAAGTCTACCTGTGCTCCGTCAGCATCTGCTGTTTCACCAATTTCTAGATAGTACTTGTTGGTATCGCCTTGTGTTGCAATATTCAGCGTAACGTTTTCACAGTTTACACCTGATGTATCATCACAGACCAAATCAACAAAATTGTTGTTGCCTGTAAAAGTCCAAGTACCAGTATATGAATTACCTTTTATTTTAGCATCAATAATATTGCTGTTACCTGTTTGTGTTATGCTGAACGTCATATCATCACCGTCCAGAGTTACATCGGTGGTTGAATCACCAAACTCGTTATCTGTTCCATCTTGGGTAATATCCAAGTCTAATGTGTCACCAATTTGTGTGATGTAAATCTCGTTTGCATACGCTGCACTTGCGAGAACCAATGACAGGATAGCCCCGTATAGTATTGCCCTCATTTTATATCATCCTCCGGCTTACGCCAAACATATTTATCCGTCCCTCACAGCCACATAAATACAAAGATATTTAGTGTAAATATTTTTACAGTAAAGTAGGTGTTTAATGAATATAAATACAGTTATGAGCGCATTAGAAAAAGCAGAAAAAATACACAAAGAACAACAAGAATTTTGGGATACATTCGACGAAATTTGGCCTGTGCAAGACCGTCACTATGACGATAAATGCTTACACGACGAAGTAGATGATTTTATAATAGATAGGATTTCATCAGCTCTAAAAGAGTGCAATCACAATCGCACACACACTGCTGATAAATTAGGAATAAAAAGGGAAACGCTTTTGGCTAAGATGAAGAAGTATTGTCTTCTTTAAACTTCCACAGTTTTTGTTCAGCGCCTTGATAAATTAATTCTATAATTGCTGCTTCTATGGCTTGACGCACTGCATAGTTTGTTGGTTCATTTACTGAATATCCAGTTTCTATTTCCAATGCTTCTGTGCCTAAATCAAAAAACTTAAATGCGCTCGCACCTTGTCTGTAACTTGCTATTGATTTTTCTGCTGCTACACTTACTAGTACACGCCCTGTGCTAACACTTACAAGACGCATAGCAACTGTTACAGTGTCAACTCTGTATTCAACTGCTGTACCTACCCCCAAATACATAGCACCATTACCGCCAGTTTGAATATTGCTATCATAACCTACGATGCCGCCTTCGACCAACACACCTGCAAACTTCATTGCTGCTAATGGTGTAGGATTGTCTTTTTCATAGTTTTCTCTTGTGTTACGTATAAGTTGACGTTCTTTAATAACGTGATCCATTCCGCCACGTTCTACAACTTCAAAATAGGTTCCATCACCTGCTTGTAGTAGTGCATCTATTACCCAAACCTCTGCACCTTGTGTCACAGCAGAACTTAGGTTAGCTACATTGTCTGCTGGCTTACGTTGTCCAGTTTTATCAACAAACTCATATACACCCACGGTCATTCTAGGACCATCTAATTCAGGTAAGTCGTTAAGTTCTGTAACCATTGGATTTTCTTGCACACTTGGCGGTTTTTGCAATACACTAGGAACTTTGCCTTTTGCTGCACATCCTGTGATTGCCAGCGATAATATCAATGCTAGATATTTCAAAAGTTAAATTCTCCTGCACCTGGTATTGTAATTTCTGTGTATCCGTCAGGCCCATCTACTATTAGTGTAATGCTTCCTGTTGTTTCGTCCTTTGTCCACGTAATTTGGGCACCTTCTACTTCTGTGGTACCTGAATTAGCACACGCTGGTTGATCTTCTTCACCGCAGGCTGCGAACATTCCATCTACTAATTGTTTTGATAGAGTAGCATAGATACGTGATTCCAAGTTGCGTATAAATTTGTTAAGCACTGTGTTTTCAAGTTCACGCTCTATCCGTTCTTGTTCACGTTCTGCTTCTTTTTCTATATCTTCTTTTCGATTAAAAGTAAGTTGTTCAAGACTCAACATATGGGCACTGTAACCCTGTCCTGTAAATGCTGGTGATTTAAAATTGTGTACTAAATCCGCTGAGGCTAGTGTTGGTAAGAAAAGTAATAATAGTATGTATCGCATACAGCTATTTATAGTTTTGCTTTATTTAATGTAAGCTGTGCCCATTGCTCACGTCCAGCGCCTGCTTGTGTTGGAATAATACTTATTGACAATCCGCCTGCGTGGCCGCCTTGTCTAAACGCTTGTAGATCATTGACGTTTTTAAGACACGCTGTTTTTTGATTAGGAATACTCATCAGCAACAAAGCATCAAAATCATCTCTGTTTTTGTACCATTCAAAGTTTGCTGCTAGATATGCAAGTTCTACTTGAGATGTATCTTCTGTGATTGCTATTTTTTCGGCAACTGGATCGGCATATCCTTCCATATCCATTTGTAATAAATCTAGCATCAATGCTTTTCTTACTTTTTGATTGTTAGGGTCATTAGTAGGCAAGTCTGTGTTCAATGCCTGCATAAAAGGACCTAGTCCTAAACTGCCGCCTTTTTGACCAATGGCACCAATTACAGTAGGAATTTTATTTTTGTATTTTTCTAATACAGCACGTTTTGCTTTTTGCGATCCACCACCGTATCCGATACGTCCACCACTTGAACTCATTGCTGCTTTTAGTTCTACTTTACCAATGCCATCTATTTCTAAATCGCCTTCGCCTGCTGCTAGTCTAATTTTATTTGATAAACAAGCTAACCCATATTCGCCTGGACCTTTTTGCTTTTTACCAACACCATACGCTGCTAATTTTCTAAAAGCTGCTCCGCCTGCTTCGTCGCCAAACACTGCACTAAATGTGTTCATTGGCTTTGATAGTGCAGCAATATCGACAATGCCTCCCTTCTCTAAACGCTTGAGAAGATTATCCATTGTCTTGTAATCACTTTCTATAGTAGAAAATATTTTTGTCATATCTTGACGTACGATAAGTTTTTCTTTATCGCCCATATTTTCATCTGATAACGGAATGTTAAATGCACTGTCAATATTTGTACTAATAGTACCACTGTTTAGAATTTTCCAAATTCTATCTAGCAAGTTAGCTTCATCTTGATTATCAGCACTCAACCCAGATATAGTTGATATAATCTGTTCTTTTTCTTTGTTTAAATCATCATATTCAAAAAGGTCTTTATAACGCATTATTCACTCCTGGTATAGTATTTAGTCAATATCAGGGAATAAACATTCCTGTACGAATACACGCACATCTTCCTCGTCAAGTCCTAAACTTGTCATTGTGCGAGGCGTGTGAGGATTTTGTTTTTGAAAGTGAGCATAACGGTTTTGTGCTTCCTTGCCCGTTTCTTCTTTACCTATACCATTGTAAGCATCAATGTATTCTAAATAGTTGTCAATGCTATCAAAACTTAATTCTAGTAGTTGTTCTAGTTCTTCTGTGCTGTTTACATTACCTGCTGCAACCATATGTTCAGTAAAGATTGCTTTAGCCCATTCTGGTAGTTCACGTGGTTTGCGCCATTCTAGTTTTGCAACTTCATCGCCAAATGCTTCAATCATTTCGTTGGCAGGATTAGTTGTTGGTGAGTAGTCATGGAAGTAACCTGTGATTTTGTTTTTACCTGCGATAACATCTAGTCCAAAGATAGGACCGTCATTGTCTAAGTGTGGAAACACACAACAATGCATCATCCACAAACCTTTTGTGTCTCTTGCATCTACAACATCAACGTGTGCTCTGCGATATTTGTCGCTGTTCCAAACTCTGTTGATCCAACCTGGCTGATTGAATCTATCCATGCCTTGTTCTTCAACTTCAGTGCCTGTTGCATCAAAACGTTCAATCAATCTGTCTTGTATTTTAATCAGCGTATCCCAAACTTCACTCATCACCTAACTCCTCAAATAGTTGCATAGCAAACTCAAAACATCTATTGGCTTCGTCTGCCATATTGTCATTTAGTTTTGCTCTTACTGTGGTTTTTAGTTCTTCTACATCTTCAAACACATACATTGAGCCTGATCCTGGATTGCGTTTTGCAATCATTTGTCCGCCATACATATCTCCAAAGTGTCTTACATAGATGTGTGCTAAAATATCATCTGTGGCTTCTAAGCCCATTACGTGTGCAACATATTCTCCAACCACAGGACAAATGTCTTCTGTCTTGCGTTCAATGCTGTGTTCGTTTTCAATCTCTTTAATGTCGTTTAGAATATGTTGTGCTCTTACAATACGTTCAATACCCGTTAAAACACCTTCTGTGTTTGCGATGCTTTCTAATGCTGCATATTGAACATATTGATTGTAAAGATATCTGTGATATTCTTCTGGTGACATACCTTTTAGTAACTTACGAGCGTGTTCTGTACGCTCGGCTTTTTGGTGATTCTCCCAAGTTAATTCTTTAAGTTTGCTCATTCTTCCTCTATTTTAACCTGCAATGAAAAGCCTTGATTCCTAGCTGAGTTAACAGTTTCTGCTGCTTTCATTTCTGCAATTTCGTGAGAATAAATGCCAACTACTCCGCTGCCTTCATTGTGTATTTTCATTGTTATTGTTTCTGCTGTACTAGCTGTATGTTTAAAGATTTCAATTAAGATTCCTACAACAAAGTCCATAGGAGTTGTATCATCATTTAATAATAGAACCTTGTACTTTTTTGGTTCTTTAATATCTAAACTGATTTTTTCGTCTAATACAATTTCGGTATCTGTACTCATTTTATCTCCTAAAATGGGGGGATGTTACTCCCCCCTAGACTGTTAGCCTTCGATTGTGTTCAATGAACGGATTTGAATTTTCTTTGGCTGTTCTGCCTCTGGTACGTTTCTTTTCAAATGAATGTTTAACATACCTAAATCCAATCCAGCATCTTCTACTTCGATGTGTTCAGCTAGTGTAAATGATCTACGGAAGTTGCGTCCGCCAATCCCTTTGTGTAGATAGTTTATTTCCTCGTCTGCTTTTGTAGTATTACCTTCGATTGTAAGAACATTCTTTTCTAGTGTAATGTCCAAATCTTCCATACTAAAACCTGCAACTGCGAGTGTAATCATATACTCGTTGTCGTTGATTTGTTCAATGTTGTATGGAGGGTAACCATTTGACTTTGTGTTTTCGAATGAACGTGTCATTTCATCAAACAGTCTATCAAAGCCAATTGTGGCACGTGTAAAGTGAGGTAAGTCTAGAGTTGTTAATCTTGTCATTTCATTTCTCCTTATTAAGCAAGATATAAAAGTGGACCCTTTATGGCGTCCACTGTTATTTACCAATTGTCTTGTTCTTTAAGACGCTTTTTTTTGAATCTACGGATCGCTGCTTGTTTTTCTAAGCGGCGTTTTGTACCTTTAGATTCAAAATATTCACGTTTACGCAAGTCTTGTAAGATTCCATCTTCGGCAACCTTTTTCTTAAACTTACGTAACGCTTTATTAACATCATTATTACGGACTTCTACGTAAAGTCCTTGCATAATAGATTCTTTTTTGTTATGTCTACTCATTTATTCCTCTTTGAGTTTTTCTGCTAACCAATCTAAATCATAAATTCTATTAACATTAAGCATATTATACGGTGTTACATCGTCTTTTGTCAAGTAAAAACTGTGTGGTAGACTAATTAAATAACTACACAAATTACGCTCAATAGTACTTAAATTATCTACATCAATTATCACACAATCTACTATTTTAGCAATGTTTAATAACCAATCATACATCCGCTCGTTGTCTTGTGGATCATACAAATATATATTACAAGGTTCATCAATTTCCTGTAACACTGTTTGAAACTGATTTCTTATTTCATTACTAGGTTGAACAAGGAAAAAACTTTTGGCTTGATTATGTAAAATGTCTGGAGGTGTAATTACATTAATTTTTGTCATTTAAATCCCATGGAAGTTTATCTATTTTACCAACTATATATGCTTCTTTATGTCTCTTGAGAGTATCATCTGGATTATTTTCTTTCCATTGCATTTTTTGTTCTCTGTATTTGATATCTTCTTCCTTGGTTTCTAATTCTTGTCGTCTTTCTTCTTGCTCGGGTTGAGAAAGGATTGGGGTATTGCTTCCTCCATCATCGTTGGTTCTATCGATGGCAGAATCTCTCTCATCCTTTCTATGCTCATTGTTTGTGTTTTTTTGATCGGTTGCGGTATCGCTGGTGGTATCTTCATCAGATGTGCTGTGTTCACTTCTGGATTGTGCATATTCAGCATACTGATTATCATTGCTCTCATTCCCATTTTTCTTTCCCTCCGCCCTGCGCATTTCGAATGTCGCTTGGCTTGCTATAAGCAGGAGAACTGCTAAAGGATCGAAAACAAATATAATAGTGATGATTACCCATCTAACTGCTTCCTCAAGTATATCTTTATCTGTTTCACCATATATAAATTCTGCAAGATACTTTATCGGTCCTACTTCTGCTTCTAATTTTCTGTACTCTGCTTGAAGAGTATACTTTTGTTCTGTTAAGTTGTCAATAGAATTATTTGCTTCTATTATTTTCTGTGTCTGTTCAACTACTACTGCTTCAACTTGTGGATCTTTCCCCACTGTAATACTGTTGCGTAATTGTTGAATTAAATTGTTGCTTGCTGCTATTTGTCTATCAGCACCATCTCTTATGTTGTTGATTTCTTCTCTAGCATTTACTATAACAGGAGATTCAGTGCTGCGCACTTCTTCAATTTTTGCCAACATATTTTGCTCTCTATCTTTGAGTGCTGGTATTTGACGTTCTCTTATGCCTGCTACTATGTTTGTTAAACGTGCTCTTTCGTTGTCAACTGTTGCGATAGCTGATGCTTGTAAATCTGCAATTTCTTTATTTAAATTTTCTACTATGTTTTTTTGTTCGCCTATCCAAGCATTCGCTGCACGTCTTGTGTTTGGACCTGCTGCTCCGTCTGGATTAGCACCAATGGTTTGTTGTGCTTGTTTTATTTGCTCACGTTCGCCACTGGCAATTTGTCCTTCTACTTTTGTAATACTGTTTTGTATACTTTGTATTTGCGCACGGATTGGCTCTACTGCACTAGTGTCTGCTTTAAGTCCAAATATTTTTGACTCATATTCTTGTGCGCTGTTTTCTAAACGGACTATTTCTTCTTGTATGCTGACAAGTTGTTCTTCAAAAGGCTTTGTTCTATCTTTATCATTTTCACGTGCATTTTGGATGATAGTGGCTTGTTCATCAATAGCAGGTTGTATCCTGTCATATGCTGTGTCAATGCGTTCTTGTTCTTTGTCTATCTGTGCTTGTATTTCTGCATTGCCTTTACCCACACTAGCTTCTGCTTCTACAATACGTTGTTCAGCACGTTGTATTATTAGTTCTTGTCTACCTAGTTCGTCGTTTATCCTAGCAATCTGTGCTACACCTTCTTCAGCGGCTGCTGTTTGTTCAATATGTGCTTTTGATAAGAAACCAAATATACCCATACTGGTAATAAACATAAGCACAAGCACACTTATACTCAAATAGGTTCTTAACCACCATTTTGCTTTGTGCCAATACCAGTGCAACCAAACTGCTGTGACCAGTTTACCAATTTCCAATGCACTACCCATGATAATAATGGGAAGGGCGGCAGCCGCAAAAATAGCGACTAATCCGCTTACGCTATAATAGATAGCAACGGCGCTGATCGACAGCGCCGTAATCATTACTAATAATCCTAATATCATTACATAATATTTAACCTATTCCCAACGGTAGAATATATGCGCACCTATTCTGCCTACTAATTGCATATCTTTTGCCCATTTTGGACTTACATATGTAGCGTGATAATGTGTTGCACCTTCTGTGATACCACGATATTTTTCATATTCCATAATACTCCAAGCCAGCATTTGTGCTTCAACCCAACGATCATCTTCTTGTGGATTGTCTGCCTTACCATCACAATACCAACTAAACTGACACGCATTGCGCACCATAACCATTACATTAGGATCTTTCCAACTTGGCTTTTGTTTGCCTTGTTTTACCACTTTGCATACTGTATTAGGATAGCGATTATCATTTACACGATTGAGCACAACATCGCTGACTGCTACTTTGTCTGCAAGGTTGCTACCTCGTGCTTCATAATAAATGTTTAGAGCCATACAGTAATGCTCTGGATAAGTTTCTTCTGTGATAAGTTCGTCTTGTGCCTGTGTTGCGCTAGAACACATAGTCCATACGACCAGAAGTGCTAGTAGTTTTTTCATTGCTGCCTCTTAATTTCTGCGCATTGCGGCAATGTCTTTTGCATCTTCTTTCTTGTCCGCAAATACTGGTACCATGTTAGATTTGTGCATTGTAGCTACACCTAGCAATGTGCGTTCGCCTGAATATACATTGCGTTCTCTTTGTGGTGCATGACCATCAATGCGATCACTAGTTGGAATCTTGTTGCCCGATGGTGAAGAATAATCTGGCATAGGCGCACGATAGTCTTGCTTTGGTGATTTGCCTACACCCATTGATACTAGCCATTTCTCGTGATCGATTTGTGCTTGACGGTCTCTCTTGGTGAGACCTTTTTGTTTGCGTTTCTTGTAGTTAGTTGTGGTCATATAAGGACCTACAAGATGCATACTCATAATAAACTCCTGTGTTGTTATTACTTTACTAGTATAGCAGGAGTTTATAGTTTGTCAAGTTTTTTCAGCCATGCATTTCTTTTTGATTCTGGTAATTTTTTTCCAATTAGTTTGCTGCGGGCATCTATAAATTTTTCTAGATAAGCTATTCTTTCTAACAAGTATTCATACAAAGGATCGTCTTTATCAGTTCTACTTAATTCATCTCGAGCTGCACTTAATCTTTTCGATACCCAACCATTTACTTCATTAATTGTACTTGGTCGAGTGTTAAACATTATTTTCCTTCCATAAGTTTTTGAGCTTCTTCGTATGCTTCTTTACTTACCACTCCTTCACGCAACAACTTCTCTCTATTGGCCATGTGCTTCATTTGAATTTCTTCTTTGCTACCTCCAAAGTAAGCTACTGCATGACCTTCTTCTATCATAATGTCTGTTACACGTTTATCACCTACTTCAAAGTCTCCCAAGATACGGCCAAATTTACCCTTCATGTCCTCGCCTTTACGATCTTCTGTAGTAATTAGTTTACCGCCATCTTTCATAAGTTCTTTAAGTCTTGCTTTGGCTGCTTCGCCAAATAAGTCTTCTACTTTATCTCTGGTGCGTGATTCTGGTGTATCAATGCCCATGATGCGAACACGTTCATCTTTAAGTGTCACGCCAAAACCTAGATCTATATCTACGTCTACTGTATCTCCATCAACTACTTTAATGACTGTCACGTCATATTTGTTCTGCTGCATTGCCCTCTCCTTTATATGCCCACATTATTTAGCCATAAAAAAAGCACCCGAAGGTGCTTTCCTTGTTATTGTTTTTTTGCTTAGAAGCTAAAACCAACAGTTACTTGCGGTGTGAATTCTTCTGAATCCATGTTATAGTTAACGCCACCGTTAAGTTCTGCTCCACCTAACATATATGTGTAATCACCACCAATGTTTTGTAGTGCGTCATCTTGGTCACCGTTCATATAACCTGTTAAACCTGCTAAACCAAGTGTGCCTTCGTATGCAAATTTTTCAGCATCCATATCATAAGTAGCTGCACCACCTAATGACATTGAGCCTACACCAAATCCACTTACGCCTGCACCTAGTACAGTGTTTTCACTGTCCAAGTTGTAGTCTAAGCCTGCTGTAACTTGTGCTACACCTGCATCAATATCATATGAACCTTGAATGTTGCTCAAGTCTGTGATATCGCTGCCCCAGTTTGAGAAACCAACTGCTACGTTTGCAGAACCTGCTGTTACTTTGACTGATTCAGTCATTGCTGGTGCTGCTAATGTGTGGTTGCCTTCTGCGTCTGGCATAACACCATTGTCGTCACCAATTGCGATTCCAATGCTGTTCACAGTTGTACCAACTGTCCAGTTATCAAGTGCTACTGCGTTTCCGTCAGTTGCACTGAAGTCTAAGTCTACTGATGCTAGACCTGCTGCGTCAACACCTAGGTCTAAACCCATTGCTCCGCCCCAGTCGTCATTAGCGTCTTGGGTAAACTTTAGTTCTACTTCGCCTGATAACACTGGACCCATTGCCGGTGCTTCTGCGAATGCAGCGCCTGCGAACAGGGTTGCTGCTAAAATGGTAAATACCTTGCGCATAATATTTTTCCTTCTTTATTATGTGTTTATAAAGCAAAGGGCAAGTTTTTAACCGCTTGCCCTTTCGCTGTTTTATTTATACCTTAAGTTACTGCATCTGCACAAAATGAAGGCACAAAGATTACAATGTTGCATAAATGCAACACTATCCACCTACATAAGTTTGCTCTTTAGGACGATACCAAATCTTTTGTTGATGTAGTCTTCCAAGCAAATCCATTATTTCCTCTGCTTCTCCTTTGAGCCTCTTATAGTCACCTTCGCCTGTGAGTATTTTCATTCCACGGCGTCCTGCTTTTGCTCTAAGTGCAGATTCTATAATCTCAATATCATTTACACTAAGTTCAAATTTTGTATTAGGCTTCATTTTCCCTCTCCACTAAATCCTGTGTTTCTGGCAGACACAATACTGCTGTGATTTCATCATTGAATCCTGCCTTAGCAATAACTTCAACAGCAAGCCTGTCACTGTTATTAGGATCCATAACATATTTAACGCATTCATCTTTTGATCCAAACTCTAATATTGGAACTATAAACGGATCAGCTACTGCCATTGTAACTATAATCAAAAACTTCACGTTCTGTTTCCTCTTAGTGCGAAGAACAAACCACCAACCCACAACATAACATGGAATGGATCATATAGCAAAAACTCCCATAAGTTTTCTGGTTGTAGTGTCCAAATAACACCTGTCATGATACTACAAATCACAATACCTGAAAAACGTGTGATTAGATCTTGTAGTTCTTTTAATGCTTTAACAATAACAATACCACCAACTGCAAGTCCAATACCAGCACCAATCTCACCATATACAACAAACCACCAAACCAACGCTGGCAAGTCCATTGCTTCAGCATCTTCTACTGAGAATGGTAGTTTACTGATGCCTTGCTGTAAGAATACAATGATAAGTGGTATCCGTATGAGCCAATGGCTCATACAGAATTCAGGAATTGCGGAGGTAATTCGCTGTGCTAATGTTGTCATTTACAGTTGCTCCAAGATCTCTTTTAGTTTTTTCTTGGACTTGCCTTTTACTTTTGCACCTGAGATATCATTGTCACCATCACCTACAACAACAACGGCAATCATGCCCATTGATTTATGTGGTGTACATTGATATAGATATACACCTGGTGTATCAAATGTATATGCATACTCTTTGCCTAATTTAGATTTCTTTGGTGCTTCCCAATCATCTGGGCCTGCGATAAATTCTACATTATGACCTTTTGATGTTGGAATCCATGTAATTGTAGTACCAACTTCTACTCTTGCAATGTCGGTACCATAAACCATCTTGGCTCCATCGTCTCTTTTGTTTAGCATTTCAATAGCGATATCTCCTGCATATACAGGAAAAGACATAGCCATTAAAACTGCTATAGTAATTGATAGTAGTTTCATTTATTTGTCCTTTACATTAAGATTACTCGGAGAATATTGTTCTCCATTATATTGCGATCCCGTTTTTCCCTTGCCTGTTTCAACTCCACTGTTGCAACCAACAACGACAGTTAATAAAAAGAGTATGCTTGCAATAGTAACTCTTTTTGTCCACAGCATAAACATTTCGAATGTGCGTTCTGCTTCTGCTTGTGCTTCTACCTTAGGATTCATAGGTTACCTTACATTTTTTGTAGTCAAGTTTAGGACTAAGAGTTTTATAATCTAATATTGGATTCAACTTCCCCATCCTGCAAACTCCTCTTTGTTAGCCATCCTAACGTGTCTTGTAGGCAATGTGTATTCTTGTTCGCCTAGGCAAACAATGTTAGGTGCGTTTTTTAGATATTGCTTTTTCTTTTCGTCAGTTTCAAATGACATACTAAAAGCATCACCATTGTTAGTGTTCAAAAAGTTATAAGTCATCGCCTGCTCCGAAGCACGGCAGGATAGGTGTCATTTTACAGTAACGTGCATAATCATCATGTCCAACCATAGCATATGTCATGCCCATTGGAACAAATAAAATAAAACTCGCCACAATCAAAAATGCCCAACCTAAACCTTTTGTAGTGCAATAGTTATGTTGTTCACTCATGCTCACCTCCAATGCCTCTGCTGTTGATGACATTGTCTTTTACAAAACGATCAACAACTTGTGGACGCTTGTCTGATTCGTTCATTATCACTGCTGTGATAAAGATACCTGCGATCAAACATACATGGAATATAGCACTGATGCCAAATGCCATGTAACTGCCAATCATAATGGCAAATAATCCACTCCAAATAAATGCTAGGCATTGGAATATCATATGTGATACTCTTGGATCTAGTTTACGTAGTGGAGAGTTTTCAATAGTCATAAAACTTGTCCACATAAGTCCTAGTTCGCTGCGAAGTGAAGTGATAGTTGTTGCCCAACCAATGGGCTTTGGTTTCTGATTCATATCATTCTCCGTGTGTCTATGTATTAATATATAGCAGGTTAGCAGTGTAAAGTCAACCCTACTAGGGTGTGTTATATTGTAGCAGTTACCGTTTGTATGGAGGCTTGGGCATTGTAAACAAGGCTCGCACATGATGAGGATGTTCATAACAAGGTTGCCTTGCAAACACCACCCAACGATAGCCCTGACCCATTGTCCAGTCAGGATAGTTTTCTCGTATGAACTCCTTAAAACTTGTGCCTGTGGTAAACACATCATCACAAATCATAATCTGATCATTGGGATCACCACTTGCATATTTGTTCATAGCTTGTGCAAATGGTATTCCGCCTCTTGGAATACCCACTGCTTTGTAAAATGGTCTTTCTTGATAATCCATAACCATACGTGCTAGTCCATCCCACCACTCTGGACGGATTGCATCACATTCAATCTTCCATGGTAGTTTGTTACCTGCGTGACTGATAAAGTCTCCTACTTCAAATAGGTTTGCGCTTGTTTTATATGCCATTGCCAGCCTCCCTTATCATGTGTATGTTTTTAGTTATATGTTCATTGAACTCTTCATCAGTTTGTGATGCAAACAAACCTTCACTCAATCCTCTTGAAAAACTTGCTGTCATTCCACGCTGTCTTCTCAATCTCCTACAGGCTTCTTCTGTGCTGTATCCACCTGACAATCCAACAACCCGTTCAACACGATCGTGTGGGATTATACCGGAATAAAAGTCATCCTGTTCAGGCAATGTCAGTTTCAATATACAACGTCCTCGGAAAGCATCTAATCTTTCTGCAAGTTCATCACGAAGTTTGTATTCGTAAAGTTCTTTGTCTGGATGTTCAATAGGTATTTCTGGTTCAACGATAGGCATCAGTCCTTCACCGTATATGCCTTCGGCTAGTGCAAACTGCTGATCCAATATCATTGATAGGTCTTTGTCCGACTTTACAATACTACGCATCTTAGTTCCTGTGCAGCCATGTTCCTTTGCAAAGTCTGTCATTTCGTTCCAACGGAAGTATTTTAGATATCCGTTGTCTTCACAGCCGCTGTCTATTTTTAGATACGCTTCTATGCCTTTGGCTTTTAGCACAGGAACCATACCACGCTCCACAGTATCTTTGTAAAGTATTGCGGCCCAAATATTTTTGCTTGTAAAGTCGGGCGACTTTACCATACGTAGTCGCATCTCGTGGACCAGTTCCATCTTATTGCTTTCTTTGTATTTTTGACCATAGCGTTCCAACACACAACCTG